GATTTCTTTACATTTAAGTGCACCTGAGTGCCATCCGAATCTTGTATTAGCCATATTCTCTACCTCCGAGTTTTACCTCCACACCTTATGGTGGCGAGGAATAAATAAAAAAATAAAAAAAGTTCAGACCTTATGCATCTGAAACCTTTATAGTAACAATTGCTCCTTCCTGAAGAGTATCTGCATGATACGCCATGTCTAAGTAGACATAATAGGTAGCTTCATCTTTCTTGTATTCAAAATCAAGAGATGGTTTTTCCCTATACGCAATACCATATGATACCTTCGCCTTTACAAGGAAGCAAGTGTGTCCTGCGAGGGATCCACCGCCCCATGCTGCAGATGAAGGGCACTGTTCTGAAACAACAACTCTTACGCCAAGATATCTTCCAATCTCTCCATTTGCAACAACATCATTACTTCCGTATTCTGCTGCATTAACAAACTGAGAGTCTTTTAGGAATGCTTCTTCGCATACTGCTGGTACAAACAGTACAAAAGGTTTATCTTTTTCAGATACCCAGCCATTAGCTTTTAGATATCTCTGTCCCTTTGCCACTAGATCAGTTGTAATAACATCTCCAGATTCAAGAGTTCCAGTTGTCGTAGCATCTCCACCGAAAAGGGCTGCTGCTGGTGCTGAAACTGCATCAAGTGCAGTAGCTATTGCAGTATCAATTTTCAAAGCTGCATCATAAGCCATTTGTTCTCTGGCAAATTTAACAACATCTACTTGTGATGTCTGGATTACATCCTTAGACACAGCTGCACCTAGCTTTGAAGTAGCAGGAGTAAAATTTACTGTATTTAAGTTACTAATCTCAGTCAATGTCCTTGCGGTTGACTCTGTTGTTGTGGTTGTAAAGGATACATTGGTTGTAGCAATTGGCACAGCCAGGTCCTTGTTACCTTTTGGCACTGTAGCAACATATGCGAACTGTTCAAAGAACATCTTTTTCTTTGCAGTCTCAAGTATTGCCTGAAGCCACTTTTTACCTTGCACTGTAGAAACGCCACTACTACTTGTGGTTGTCTCGTTTGCAAGTTCTTTTATTGTACTTTTCATCTTCTAGACACCTCCAGGAGTTTACATTGTATGAAGCATATCCAAAAACCCTTCGTCTGGGTCCACAGGAGCAATATTTGGGCTCTCTGCTGGTGCATCATCAATAATTTTCTGTGTAACTTTAGCTGGCTCATTAAGTAACCTTTCGGTTTGCTCGAGCCTCTCACTGAGTTTTTGTATTACATCATCTCTTTTTTTCATTTCACTATTCAAAACAGTTGTACTCATTGTATTTACTGTTTCTTTCTTTTCACTCATACTCTCTGCTGCTGGCTCTTCTTTCTTTATCTCTTCTTTTTTAGCAACAGATTGATCTTGTAAAACACCAATTAACTTTGAAATTTGTTCCAAAATCTGGTGTTGACTTTCAAATAGTTTTTCAACATCTGATTGTTCAGTATTAGCTACATCTTCTTGCATAGCTTCTTTAGTTGGTTTTTTTAAACCTGAGCCATCAGCTTTTCCTTTTCCAGGTCCTGCTCCAGCACCATTTGGTCCAGTTCCATCTGGAACATGTCCACCAGGTCCTGTTGCTACATCTTTTTTTATAGCAGCTATTGCTTCTTGTATAGATTTACCAGGATTTGCTTTCATCCAACCTTTTATTTTATCAGTCCAAGCAGAAAGCTCTTTATCGTTATCACTCAGCTCATCTGAGCTATCTTCTACTACTTCTTTCTCTTCTTCCTTAGCTTCGTCTTCACATTTTTTAGAATCTTTAACTTTCTTCATCTTTGCAACCTCCGAATTATTGATATAAGCTGTTTTAACAGCAGGATTTATCACAACACTAAAGTTATCAAATAGATAATCTAACATGGTATTGTTATCCTCATGTCCTGTAACCTTTGGGGATATACCCATTTTAGCCCCATACTCTAACTTTACTGCAGTATCTTTATCAACAATGACTAGATCTCCAATAAGAGTATCCTCTTGTATTCTTGGGTTGACTATTTCTCCAATCCATTCTCTAGATGAAGTATCAACATGATCTAAAAACAAAGATCTATTTTCTTTTTTACTCCAATCTGTATTAGTAAATGCAGTTTGAATTGATTCACCACTATAAAAGTATTCATTCCATACACCAGGACTCATAAGTATCTGATTCTCTCTAACATAAGGTATCTTTATATTAGATAATTTATCTGCTACATTAGAAAGAGAATCTAACTTTGAAAGCATCTGTTGAACTGCTGGATGTTCATATATTACTTCAGCTGGTATACTAGCTACGTTCATCTAATAGTATATATTAATTAATCAGACTTATATATCTTGTGTATTAATATACATTTTACTATCCTAATAGCCACTTTACTATCCTACTAATTTCTTTTGATATCTCCAAACAGTATCTCTAGAACGGTGTATTGTTTTTGCTATATCTCTAACAGAATCACCATTCTTTGTTTTATTTACAATAGTATTCATCTCAGAAAGAGTAACAGAAATAGAACCAACTTTTCTACCTTTTGGCAATTACATCACCTGTGGGGTCACTTTTAGATTTTTGATTTGGTTTTTTCTTCTTATCTATAACTTTCCCCTCTACATCAGGTATTCCAGGAGTAGATGTTGTAGTAGCTTCTAATTCCTGGTTATCAATATCTTTTTCAATTTTATTCTTAAAATTAATCCATGCATCTGAATTAGATCCTTTAGTGTAATTTCCATCATAACTCTTTATTATTGCACCATCTGAACCAGGTAGACTCTTAAATAAAGTTATAGCCTTTGTTGCCCCAGAAGCATCTTCTACAATAATAGAATGAACATTTAGTACTTTACTTGTAAGTTTTAGTGATTGCATTAACTGCTTTCTTTCATGCCAGGGTTTTTCAGTAATATCTTCACCATTATAGTTTGTTATATCAAAACACTGCAGCTTTAGAAAAGAATCATCCATGTCACTTTTACCATCAAGATAATCTGTTATTTCTGATTCACCACCAGATTTATAGACTAACTCACAATCTAATGCACAATCTTCAATAGGTATACTTCTTAATCTTTTAGCAATACATGGCAATTTTGCAGATATCTCATTTCCATGCTCTGTATATATCTTAACACTTTTGTCATTCTTTATAGCAGTTGTTCTAACTCCATTAAACTTCTTTTCAATTGCATATTTATCCCCACCTTGAGACATATATTTTACTGCTTCATTGATATTATTGAAATTCATTCCTGGTTTCATTGGAACAAAATTCCTTGCATTCTCAACAACAATAGGTTTCTGTGACATACTAACTCTTTGTAATGGTGTTATTCTTGATAGTTTCAAATCAAAAAGAGGAATAGTAGTATCATGTGGACCATCAGTATTACCCCATAAGAAATTTAGTTTATCTGCAATACCGAGATCTGCCATAATCTTAGTTTCTATAGCTTTCTTTATGAAATCTGTTGGTTCACTTAGCCTTATAAGAAGATCTAAATTAGCAGGATTTTCTTTTTCTTCAGCAACACCACCTACAATAGAAATAAAATCTTTTATAACTATTCTATCCTCAAATAAGTCAAGAGTATCTGGGTTCCCTAAATCAAAACTAAGTTGTGATTTACTTGATACCTTTTTGTATAAATCTAGTGTAGCATCAGTCATTTTATTTGGATGGAACTTTACACCCCTTTTCTTCATTTCTGAGTATATCTGTTTTCCAATACTTAATACAGTCTCTTTTGAATGCTTAAACTTCTTCCCATCAACTATAGTTGCTAACCAAGAAGTAGCTATTCTCCAGTCATCACGTAATATATTATTTGAAATATCTTTAGGATTATATTCTTCTTGATCTTTAATATTTTCAATAGAAACTTCTGAGAATTCAAATCCATTCTGAAATGTTTCAAAGTTTGCTACAGTAATAGGTCTTGGAATTCCAAAGGGAATATTATTTTTTACTGGATAAGCAAACATTACTTCTTTATTATAAAATCTTCTCTCTCTTTCCTCTGGCATAATTTGATGTTTCTTATACAAAGCATCAAAATCTTCTAATGTAATCTTATATGGTTCTTCAAGTCTAAGAATTCCAAAACAATGAGTTCCATCAGTATAATATAAGAATTTATTTGAATGCTGCTTTGTTTCAATATTTAAAATTATAAGGCTCTTCTCCTTTGAACTTAATAGCTTAGCTTGTGAAGGAGGAACTATAATAGCCTCTCTTTGTTCATATAGTCTTCTTGTAACTTTGTTCATCATGCATCACTAACTTAACCTAGATTTAGTCTCTCTGTTTCTCTTACAAATTTCTGCACACCAGGATCATCAGGTGCTAATATTCCTGCATTTACATAATCAATAAGCCTTTGTGACTTCTTATCTATTGCATCTATTCCAACTGTACCCCATGATAGTTTTGGAACTTCCTTAAAACCCTCAAGCTTTGCAACAGGGGCAAACATATACTTTCTAATTGCAGTAGTTGTTTTATCTATCATGTCTTTTAGATCAAGTTGAAACATATTACTTTGATAAGCAAGAGTAGCTCTGTTAGTATCTTCTCCACCACCTGTTGCAAAAGGTTTAGGAATACCTAATGATGCTATTTCATCATCCCTAAAATAATCAAGCTGTTCTCTTAATTTCTCTGCCTTCTTGGATTCAAGAATTTGAAGATTGTAATAATATGGTGTTGCAACTTCTTGTTTGAAATTTATATCTTTTAATTTTAGAAGCATAGATTGAATCTGTTGTGGTGTTGGTTCGTGATTAAGATCTCCTAGTTGAGCCCATATTATTGGAAAACCATGTCTATAGATAGCATTAGCAAGTGCTTCTTCTATATTCATCTTCCTTAAAGATGTTCTATATATTGGTTCTATTAATCCAATAGGATAAAATCCATCACCTACTGTAAATAGTTTTATTTGTGCAAGTCTTTTAGCATCAAGGAATATTGTTGTATATCCTGTTGGAGGGGTTACTCTTGGTGGTAGTGAATCTCCAGTATTATTATCTATATCTGTTTGGGATACATCTTCATACTGCAGCTTTTGAAAGAAGCCTACAGAGTTTCCAAATCTATCAAGTACAATTTTATCATTAGCATCTTTTGCATAATCTATCTTCTTAGGATCAACTATATCCCAATCAACAATCCTATTCCCCCTAGTATTATAAACATTTTCAATAAATGATTTTCCATATATACATTGAAATTTAAATGTAGTTCCAAGTAATTCATTCCAAGTTATATCAGAACCTGAAGATCCAAGATTTTCAGTAAAGTTATCATAGAAATCTTTAATTTTTGGTGAACCTTGTATTTCATAATCAGCAGACATTATTGTTTGAACAATTTTGTTTATACCATTAAATAGAATTGGATTGTGAATGTATGATAACTCTAGTTCACTAAGGTCAACCCTTGGTGTATTTGGAGTTGTCTTAAGTGCAACTGGATCACCTGTATTTCCTTCTGTAGATGATAATGCCCAAGTATGTTCAAATGATAGTGCTTTTGTTATAGTTCTCATTTTGGCCCTCTTAATTTATTGGTATCTTTGGTGGCATCCTTGGAAATGAATTTTTTATTATTTCTGGTAGCTCAGCCTTAACTAGATAAGCTACAATACCCCACGCTAGTATACCTTGAATATTAAATGGTAATTTTATAATTACAGATAAAGTAAAATCAATAAGTAACCCATAGATTACCACAACAATAAGAAATTCAAACAAGAAATCTTTCATTTCTATTACGCTGTCTTTCTTTAGAAATTCTTTTAGGAGTTTTATCTTCTCTTTTAGAAATTTCTTTTTAGACATTTTTGATTATATTACCTACTTATTGTTTTTATGGCATAACCCCTATTTAAATTTTGTTGTTAAATTCCAACAAAATCAACAAACTCTCTTTGTTGTGCTACACCTTTTACTGCCATAGCAAGTGCCATTACAGTATCATCATGTGCCCCTTTTGATTTGTAAGTAAGGAGTCCACTCTTTGTTCTTTCTTCTTTGAAATCAATCAACTCTCTAAATAGGATATTAGTAAAACTAAGTGTAAGTGGGTCTTCTGCATCCCTTGGAATAGATAATCTCTTTTCTTCAAGTATCCTTCTTAAATCTACTAACATCTTATTTCTGTTATGTGGGGTAAAATCTGCTGCTTCAACTGGAAGACCTAAATTTCTGAGTTCTTCTAGAACAGAACTACCTACAGAACTTGGATCTATTATTATTCTGCTTGGAGAAAATCTACTATACAGTTCTTGTATTTTAGTAACCTTGCCTACTACAGGTAAACCTTTATGCCTCTCTCCCCATCTTAGAAATGAGGCGCCTCCAACTTTCTCTATAACTACATATGCATCAAAATCAGCCCTTGGGCCAGATGCTATAGCGAAGTCGCATGCAAGAATTCTCATACTTCCAGCTATACCTCCTTCTGCAAGACTTGTAATAAATCTCTCACTAGGATCAAAGTTACTTGAAACCATTGTTGGTGGATATATCTGATTCTCTGCTCCAGCCTTTGGATTACACATATACTCCTTTTGGAATGCAGTATCATCAAGATTCCTTAATCTTTCAATATCATCTTCTGAATATCTTTCCGGCCATATCGGATTTCCTTCATTATCTACTATCTTGTATACCCCATAGTTGTAGTTCTTATTCATCTTAAGAATTCCTAATAAATCAACTTCTGACTCTGGAGTTCCTATTACAACGATTCTTCCTTTTTTTACTTCAACTACTGGAGAAATAGTTCTTTGAAAAACATCTATATCTTTATACAGCCCACCTTCATCACATATTACATAATTTACGTGCAGCCCTTTAATATTAGGAGTATAAGCTCTTGCATATATTATACTTTTATTAGTTAGATTTGCTTGGGATTCATTGTATTTAGTATCATTCTTATTTGGAACTAATTCTTTAAGGAGTTCATTATCTTCAAGAGCTTCTTTAATAGCATCCATTATTTTTGTTGCTTGTTTGTATTCATTTGCAGTTATAAGAACTTGAGACTTTGGTTTAAAATAACATAACCATAGTGGAAAAACAACACCTAACAAAGTGGTCTTTCCTATTCCTCTAGAAGCAACAATACAATTAAGTCTGTATTTGTATGTATCTGCTAGCCATTTTCTGTGAAACGGTTTTATATCTAATCCAAATACTCTTTCTGCCCAGAATCCTAAATCTAGTTTACATTTCTGAATAAAAAGTTCAAAAGGATCCCCATTAAGAATTTCTTTAAGGGTTCTCATGCAACACCACAGTTACTGTCTTTCCTTCAAATCTCTTCGGAACATATATTATTCCTGAACTGTTTCCTTTCCTAACTGTAGCTGTCTTTATGCTGGTTTTTTCAGACATAACTTTCTTTAGTGCTTCCGATATTAGTATATTATCATCCATTTATTCCCCCATCTGGTAAATCAGACTTGCTTAACTTCTGATACACTACTCTACCATCAGAGAGAAGATCTATATCTAAACAACTATCTCCTTTCATTATTGCTAAATGTTCCTTGAATATACCCATATTACATTACCTCAAATAGACATTATACATGTACCCCTATAAATATGTTTCTAAAAACCTTGATAAAAACCATACATTTATATATATGTTATATCTATTAATTAGTATGGCATGGTTAGAATTATTATGCAGTGTAATTATATTCATTGTTTGTTGTTTAATAGCTTTTTTTACAAAAGCAATATTTGATTTCTATAATTATGTAAGAGAGCAAAATAGGTTAGCGCCATTTGTTATAAATGGCTATATGAAGTTATTTATATTCATTGCAACTGCAGCTATTTTTTTAGCATTAACTTGGAAAGGGCCTGTAATTGGTGATATATTCTTAGCACCTTTAGAATGGTTTTTTGCATTTTTAATGCTATATACATTATATGATGCTTTGGAGGTAATTTAGAATGTGGCCATTTAAAGAAAGAAAGGAAGTCATTAAGATAATAAAGATCCCTGGACAAGTCATTGAATACTTAAAACCAAAAGAGACATATGCTCATGGTTATGCTGAAGGATATCAGAAAGCAGCAGATGAAAGGGATGAAATAAAAGCTATTTACCAGTTTAAAATGGAGGGAGAATAAAATGGAAATAAGATTAGTAACAAGAGATAAAGGAAGAATTAAGAATGTTGAGATATACGATGAAGAAGAGTTTTACATCTTGGTGAAGAATCTAATAGTTACACATAAGGTATCTTTCTTGGATAGACTTTTCAATACATTCAAAACAGAACTTGCATTTGATGTTACAAGCTCTCTAAAAAGAATATTTACAAAAAGGTTGAAGGAAAACAGAAATAGATGAAATCAGTAAAGGAGTTCTATGAGAGGAATCCTTTTCCAGAGATAGATATCCCAGATAGTATGTTTATGGATCTATATCTTGGGAAACTTGGGATACCTGCAACAGCATTTACAGGCAAAGCTTTGTTAGATGTAGGCTGTGGTTCTGGTATAAAAACTAGGTTCTTCAAAAGAATGGGTGCAAAAGTTACTGCAATAGACATAAGTAAAGTTGCTGCAAAAGCAAGCAAAGGTACAGTAATGTCTGCAGCTAATCTTAAGTATAAAGATGGCTCCTTTGATATTGTTCATTGTGCAGGTGTATTACATCATATGGCAGATACTAAAGAAGGGTTTAGAGAATGCTGCAGAGTGCTTAAAAGAAATGGAATCTTAGTAGTAGCTTTGTACAATAAGCATAACATAATATACCCTTTATGCTATAAGATATTCAAACACCTTCCAAAATTTTTAGTATTTCCAATATATTATCTTGGATGGAAGCTAGTAGGTTCAAAGATGAAAAAACAACAGATATGGAACCTTATGGAAGATCAATGGTATATACCTATAGCTAAATTCTTTAAAGTAAAAGAAGTAGCACAATGGTTTCAAACAGAAGGGATAAGAACAATAGCTCTTACAGGAACAGGTTATTTTAAGTTTTTTCCTACCCATAAAAGGGCGATGATCTACTATTGCGGATTAAAGAAATAAGTAATATGCGAGGCCGAAGGCCGAGCACGCATAGTACAACGAAATCAGTTTTTGCCCCATAAGTGGTTGGTCAAATCGGAAACATAGGAATCTCATTACAAATCAAAGGATTTAAGATAGTTTAAAATTGGAGGATATAAATGAAAACAGAAACTAATAACCATCCATGGTTAGAAATGGAAAAAGGAATAAATCAAAAATCAGAAGAAGCTAAAGAGAAGTGGGGATTTCCTCATTTAAGAAATTCTGTTAATCTGGTTTATGACATTGGAGAGAAAATATATTATGCACTTGGTGGTGTAGTATTCAAAGGAGAAATTGTTAAAGTTCTCCCATCTGGAATGTGCTATGTTACAATGTACAACGATGAAGGATTTATCTGTCTTAATATGAAGGTGGTATACAAAAATGTAAGGTATGCTTTAGTACATGCAGAATATCAAAGACTGCCAGTACATCCTTTACCAAAATAGGATTAGCTTATCAAAAACTGTATGTACGCAATGGAGATGCAATAAACTGAAAAGGTGATATAAATGAAATGTAATACATGCCACATAGAAATGGAAGAACATGACTCATTAGATGGTATCTGGAAACATAAGAAATTCGTTTGCCCTGAATGCAAACATATGAAAGAGATCAATGTAAGATTAGATGGATACCAAGACATTCGTGGAATTCCAGTGCTTACCTTAGTAAAATGATACTTTGTACAACAAGTAAAATAAAGGAATCGGTTACTATTGAAGTAAGGTCATACCATGATAGATTTACATATAAAGTTCTTATTAAGGGATTTTATCCTAAATCTTTAGATAGAAAAGGAATCTATATACGTTATTTATCCCATTGGGTTGATTTCTCTCATTATAGTGCAGGAGATGTAGATTATTGCTTTACTGTTAAAAAAAAGTCGACTTTAATAGAGAAAATTTTTAGAAAGTCGCTTGAGAAAAGGAAGGCTATTGCAATAGAAGAATGTAAGTTATTGATTAAATGCTATCTTAGAGATACTAAAGAACCTAAAATAAAAGCTATAAAGGTGAAATAGATGGAAGAAGAACTTATTTTTTGCTATGTCTGTGGAAAAGCATATTCTAAACGTGTAATTCTATTTAGACAAGAAAAAGCTGGTTGTGCACAAATGTGCTGCGGATTTGTAATTGGTGTACCTTCGCCAGTATAAAACAAAGGTTTAAATACAACAGTCGATTTATACCAAACAAGCATGAGAGATCGTGTTATATTACTGCAAATGCGGTAGGAGGTAAAGAAATGACATACATAGAATTAAGTGAAATTGCTCTTTCTAAAGAGAAGCTTGTAGCTGCAAAAGAAGAATTCAATATAAGCAATGATATTATAGGTGGAGCTACATACAGTATAGATTTAGAGACTATAGAGATTCAAGAAATCTCTGATACTGGTGAAATAATAGTATCAAGTAATAGTGATATTGGATATGTGTCTATGAGGATTCAATTGAGTACTGAAGACATCATAAGTCTGATATCTGTTATTACTAAGCGAATGAATAAGATTAAGAGCTTTATGGAATCAGTTAAGTAAGTTCCATAGGAACTCTAGGTCTTTTTTTTTATTTTTTTGTCCTTCCCCCGATTTAGAAATTTTAAGAGTAAAGTCTGTCTTTTTCTACAGGAAGTCAAGGTTAAAATAACCCCCCTTAAGAAAAAACCTTGTTTTTATCTATCTTAAACTGATTTTGTATTTCGTATGGTTTTTACATGACGTTATCACTATTCAGTATCCTTTTCCGTGAAAAAGAGATACTAGGATACTATTTTGTATACTAGTATACACAT